TAACAACTACCGCTGCAATTGCATCAGGAAATCAATCGATTGCATTAGGTGATGGAGCATCAGCATCAAGACAAGAGTCTGTAGCAATCGGACAGAACGCTGCGGCAAATGGTACTGGTTCAGACGGCTCGATTGCGATTGGTAACGGAGCAGTAGCTAGTAGTAACAGAGCAGTAGTAATCGGTGTTAATAACTCTTCTAGTTCAGCTGAAGGTATTGCAATTGGTGACGATGTAGATATTGCTGGTTCAGACAGATCTGTAGGTATTGGTAACTCTATTAATCTTTCAGGTGGTAGTGATAAAGTAGCAATAGGTACTTCAGCCAGTGTCACAGGTAATAGAGGTTTAGCATTTGGACAAAACGCTAGCGCAACAGCTAATGAAGCTATCGCAATAGGTTACAACGTAACGGCTGCAACTGCAAACACATTAAGTGTAAACTCATTAGAAACACAAGCGGACGGTGGTGTTAACATTAAAGGTGATGGCACTAACGCAGGTAAATTAAAATTATACTGTGAAGATGCAGGAGGAGCACACAATGTAACACTAGAAGGACCAGCACATACTGGTGGAGCAACATACTCTTTAAAGTTTCCTAACGTACAATCAGCAGGTACACAGATATTAGAAGCTGATGCTTCAGGTAACTTAGCATGGATCAACACACCATCAGGTGGTGGAGGTGCAGGACTAGTTAGTATGCAAAATCAAGAAGGTAGAACATATTATGATTCATCAGGTACAGCTCCTGCTAGCACATACAGAACATGGGTTAATACAACTGGTTATGGTACTGCTACAGCAACTGTATCTAACAGAGCTGCATACTCATTATTTACTATGAAGCCAGGAGAAGATATTAATAAAGTAGTTATTGAAGTTAAGCAAGCTCTTGCAGGTGCAACTGGTGAAATTGCATTTTATGATACTGCAATTAACGCTGATGGTTTTATTTACTTAGATAATAGATTACAGACATTAGGTACAGTAGATATGTCATCAACTGGCTGGAAAGAGATTACATTAGGTACGGCATATACAGTACCTACTGGTTTAACAAATAACACTATTGCTATTGTAGCATTTCCAAGCGCAAATAATGCTAACTTTGGAGGTTGGAGTAATTCAATGGCGATGGTAGGTCAAGGTATATACCTATCAGGTGGTATACCATACAGAGCGTTACACATGCACGCTAATCCAGGTGTTTCACCAGGTACTGCATTACCAGCAACAATCGGTGATGTCGGCGGAACTGTAGACTACAAAGCAAGTACGAACAACCCATTAGCAGTAATGATTAACTAAATAAAAACAAAGAAAACATGTCACAAAAATTTGAAACATACATATCAGTAGACGGAGTAATGACTAAACAAACATCAGTAGATGTGGTTGTTGATGTTGATGCAGAAATAGCTAGTAAAGAAGAAGAGCTATTAAAAGTATACGCTGAAATTGAAGCGTTAAAAGCAGAATAACTATTCCCTTAATAGTTGTTTATGTTTGGCCGAAAGGGCTCTACGAAAGTAGGGCCCTTTTTTAGTATAAAAAGAAACCCTAACAGAATGGCTCAAAAACTGTTAGGGTTCTAAATGTCAATCTACCATTAAAAAACAACGTAATCTAAAAAGTAAAATAAAAGAATTAGTTGATTGACACTTATTATATATCATCTTACTAAAAGGTTTCAATTTATTTTAAAGTATTTTAGCCAATCCGCCTTTTTTTTGAAACTATGACAATATATACTGTATAACAATAGACACCTGCTCCACAGCAGATCACACCTCGAGGGCCAAACGGTATGTAGAGGGTCAGACGTTGGATTATAGACTACGCTGTTGAAATAATACAGAAACATAGTGGTTAGAGTTTTCTCCGATAGTGTCACAACAGGACTCAATATAAGTATACGGGTAGGAACAATGGTTTAAGGGAACCACCTACGGAGGCTGAAGACGGCGTAATACGAAATTTGAAATCTAAATATCGAAACCTAAGGGGAGAGTTCTGTTAACTGCTAAGGGGTTTACTTAAATAACTAAAAAGAATAGCTTATCTTAACCCAGTCTGAAATGATGTATTTGCTTCGCAATATACATCTAACGATGTCGGTATCGACATCGGAAACAACTAACATAGAAAAGCTAATATATATTATATGAGATTAGATATAGATACACTTATGGTTAAAGTACCTAGATGCGTAAACACTGAAGATGAAAGCATTGCTATTTTATTTGCATTCATACGTAGAATTATGCTTGAGTATAGCCTAGATGGTGAATGGATAGATATTTACGGTTCTGACATTAGAAAGATATTAGACCGAATGGATGATAATATACATGACTACTTACTGCAACACGTAAATACAGATGAATGTATGATAGTAAAGCTTAGTAGAGAGCATTTTGTATTTAAACTAAAGAACTGGAGAAGAAATGTAAACCCAGTACCAATAAAACAACATAAGAACATTACTAGATGGGCTTACCTCATGGGCTGTACTAACTATAACTTATTAGAAAAAGATGGCTTAAACTTAGATGATAAAAAAAGACCACACTACACCGGTATGTTTAGATACGACAGAGATCTCTTCATCTTCGGTAAGGATGACCTCTATGAATAAATTTATAGGAGAGTATTACGAAGCCATAGTTCTTATGAGTAAGAAGATATGTAGATCTAACAAAGAGTACGAAGACGTTGCACACTTTGCTATTGAACAATTTATGACACATGAGCGTGGACAAGAGATTGTAGATAGTGGTAGAGGTATGAACTTCTTATCTGGTATTATGTGGAGATCATTTAACTCAAGTACTAGTCAATACCATACTCTTTACAGACAGAAGGGCAGAGTCTTTGGGATGGGTATGATTAACCAAAACATTAGTGATGATGAAGTATATGACTATGAGCAAGATGATGCGACAGAGGCTATCCAAGGTATCTTAGAGGATATGCAAACAGGTGGTATTGAGTTGTGGTTCCGTGCAATACTATTTCAGATGTGGATTGAAGAGGGTAACTTTTCAGAACTTTCGCGTATAACTAATATACCTAGAACAAGTATTGCAAAAGCAGTAGGAGAAGCAAAGGTCTATATTAGAGAGAAACTAAAAGAAAATGGAATAAGTTATGAATGAACTAATACAAATGATAGGGTTTGCATGTCTAGCCTATATAGTAGTAGACTTTATTAGTCACTTCGAATTAAAATGGTTACCAAACAAACCATTTAGATGTGATATGTGTATGGCAGCATGGATGAGCGTAGGTCCGTTCTGTGCACAGTTTGGATTAATAGGCATACTTTACGCAGCTATTTCCGGCGTGCTCGCCAATTTACTATATAAATATATTTAGATATGAAACCAGAACACAGACAATGGGTAAAAGATAATATGTTAATCTTTACCACAAGTAGAAGACTAACCGATGAAGAGCATAGAATGATCTTTGAGATAGTTAGTGATGTAACAAATACACCAACCAAGGCTACAAAGTGTGGCCGCTGCGTAACAACAGCTAAACAAAATATAATGTTTCACTATGGAAGAGTATAAAGTCTACGAGACTAAAAAAACAAAGAAGTACACATTCAAACCAACAGGAGAATATGTAGCTATAATTAAAGCAACCAATAAGTCACATGCACAAGCAGCATTAGACGGATTAAATAAAGCACTAAAAGAAGATGGCATTCAGTAAGAACGATCCTAATATAAATAGAAACGGTAGATCAGGTCCTAACAAATCAACTAAGATAATGAAGGAAGCATTTGCTATGTTAGTAGAGAACAACTTACCTAACATGGAAAGATGGATCTCACAGGTAGCAAGTGACGATCCTAAAGCAGCAATGGATCTAATCATTAAGTTATCAGAAAGATTTGTACCTGCACTTGCAAGAACAGAAGTTACAGGAGCTGATGGCTCTGATATCTTTAAAGAGATTAAGTTTGGCTTCGGACCACCAATAGACTCTGACTTAAGAGTACAGGGTGATCATGAAGGTGGCGACTCAGCGTTAGACCACATGGCTCCTAAAGCATAGTCTTAATGGAAGTAACTGGCTTCAGACCACATAGAGGACAGACGAGGGTCATTGACACTATAGTTAATGGCCCTGAAAAGTATGTCACTGTAGTGAGTCCGCGCCAACAAGGTAAATCATTACTACTAATAAACCTAATATTATATTATGGTATAAACAATAAGGGTAGTAAGATAGGTATCATAGCACCAATCTATCAACAGGCACGTAAACTAATGGAAGATCTATATGAAGCCATTAAAGATAGTGGCCTAGTAGAAACCACTAACTTCTCTAACCATGAGATAAAACTAAAGACAGGTAGCAAGATCTACTTTAGATCCTCTGAAAGAGAGGATGGACTGAGAGGTTATACCTTTGACTACCTCTTTATGGATGAAGCCTCTTATCAATCAGAGGATGCTTACCGCAGAGCTATTGAACCTACCGCCCTAGTCCACGGAAAAAAAGTCATCCTGTTTAGCACTCCACGTGGCAGGGATTGGTTTTATCAAATGTATAAGCTTGGGCTAGACCACGCGCATCCTAACTATGCCAGCGTCCGCATGGAACAAGGAGACAACCCTTACATAAACCAAGAAGAAATACTAGCAGCTAAAAAGGTATTACCAGAAGCTATCTTTAGAGCAGAGTATGGAGGAGAGTTCTTAGAAGGTGAGTCAATGGTCTTTACAAACTTCGGCGAACAAACATTTGACAGATACCCTGTAAGGCGTGGTAAGGTTTACATAGGTGTGGATTTAGGTAGAGAATCAGATTACACAGTAGCAGTAGCAATGGATCACGCCGGTAATGTAGTAGAAGTCTATAGAGATAACAAGAAGGACTGGGAGACAATGCAAGCAGGTATACTACGCCTAGCCCGTAAGTATAATGGAACTATCATGATAGAGGTAAACTCAATGGGTACAGTAGTCTTTGAGTCTATTAAGAAGCAGTACCAAGATACACATCCATTTACTACTTCAATGCAAAGCAAGAACGATATAGTAGAAAGCCTGATACTTGCATTCAATGAAGGACAGATCCAAATACCTAGCCAGGCGCTATTCCCGGAGCTCCACCAGGAGTTAGAAGTGTTTGAGATGTCATATAATCCTAAGACCAGGAACGTTCGGTACGCAGCCCGTACGCCATTCCATGATGATATAGTCATGGCACTCTGTATTGCAAACTGGAACCGGCTACAAAATAAATCATACGGACAGTACGCTGTAGTGGGAGGCCGATAAATATAGTAATTCATTTACCGAGTAACTTATATTTAATAGTATATGGGAGTAACAGTTAACATTAACAATAAGAAGTGGGCAGTACCTACAAGGGTAACCATTGAGGAATGGCAGCAACTTCAACAGTGGGAGTTCACTAACCAGGCTCACTGGCCATGGATAGTACA